CTCAGGAATTGATGTCAGCAATTTGCAGACAAAATTTGAAATTTCTCGTGAATGGGAGGACTCTTTTAAAGAGTACCTTCTAAACACAATGGGAGAACCTGAATTACTTGAGATCCATGATCTAAGAGTTCAAGGTTTCCTTGGAAATAAGAAGGGGCCTAACGGCGTATCGAAGATTGAATCAGCTGGAATGGAAGCGGCCAAGCTACTTTCATCACCACTGCACAAACATTTTAGAATGATTTGTGAGATCACTGATAATCTTCCCTTTTACGAATACTTCTTGCAACATGCAGAAGAATTCACTACTAATAACCCAAATTACGATCTTAATAAGGTCGTATTGAGGAAATTAGTAGCAGTTCCCGATAAAGGAAATAAGTCAAGAACAGTCGCAATTTGCGATGTCTGGACTCAAATGTTAATGGAGCCGTTTGAAAACGTGCTCAAACATAAGATGAATCAAGAATTTCATGATTCAACTGCATACTTTGACCATGCCGAGGGATTTACTAAAGTAAATAACCTCGAAAGCCGCGATGATACAATATCAATCGATGCTGAGCAATGGACAGATAACTTCCCGGCTCGGGTTCAATACCTAGTAGTGAACCAGAAGTTCGGTCAACAATTCGCGGTAGCTTGGCAAGGCCTAGCTATTACGTGTTATTGGAACGTCGGAAATTCCGATGAGAAGATTAAGTATGGTAAAGGACAAGGCATGGGAACCAAGGGTTCCTTCATGGCAGCGTCATATTCTGATCACCATGTGATAGAATATACCTACCTTTCAAAATATGGAGAAATTCTACCATATATGAAAGTAGGAGACGACTTAGTTGTAACAGATCCGAAGAACTTCTTCGTTGAAATGTATAACAATCTGGGTGTCCCTGTTAATTTAACTAAAACTAAAGGATTAGCCCCTAACGGGCATTTCTTAGAGTTTGTTTCAAGGAATAGTTGGAATGGAGACGATTACTCGCCCATATCACCTAATCTTGTTTCAAAGTCCCTAAAACAGCCTTTCTATATTCCAACTTTAGTTGGGCATTTGAAAGAACGTTTACCAAATCAACAAGTTCCCACTCTCGAAGCAATCCTGGATTGCTCTGAAGAGTATACAAATTCTAAAGACAAATTCGAAGCACATAAAGTGTCGACAATTGAACTAATGAAAGTGTATAATGAACTTTATCACACCAATCTCATTGAGATTGAAAGTGATGTGGAGATTCCTAATTTGGATAAGCTTCGCTTATCCATTATTAAGGAGATTCTCCATCTCTCTACTAGCAGGATAAACCTGGAATCTAGTGGAGATGATGTTGAAATGGCAATGGAACATTTCAATACTTTCATCAATGATGAATATATTGATAAGTGGTTGTATTTTGTTGAAAAGAAATTTTCTCTTAAAGAGATAGAACTTTTCAACTATTACGACCAGTTCCACCGTATGTCGAAGGGCATTAGCGAAGAAGCTATGAGCGAAGGCCATATATATGGTGATCTCGTCACAGCTGATCGTAATGGACCTATGGATCAAACCTACGGTCTATATCCTCCCTATTATTCAAGTGATGGAGTTATCCTATCTTGTTTAATGGAGGCAAAGTGTAAGCTGGAGGGGGTCAAGATTATTTATAATCTGAGCTCGTCTTCACCGAAAAATTCTAGACCAATGGTCGAATTACTTAAGAGCCTCAAACAATGTTTGATTGACTCGAAGGATGAAGAATTTAAAACGGAAATCTCTTCAAAAGAGAGATACGCTTTATCTACACTGGGGCTTTACAGGTTGTACAGGTCGATCCAGGATCGCCTCCAACCTAGTAAAGATATAGAATAAGATAGTACCGTCAAACAAGACAGCACAGTCTTTAAAAGCAGTCAATAAGGG